GGATTGCGATGGCGCGGCGGAGTGTCAGTCAGATCGATGTCCTGGCCCTCGTCGCTGAAGGTCTCGTCCTCGGTTGATCCGATGAACCCAAATGTTCCATAGTCCTCGCGATAAATATTATACTTCTCTATGGTCTGGCCAGTCAGGAGGGTGGGTCTGGTCCAAGTCAGGACGTATTCAGCGCCCACAGCTGCGAATGCGCCAGTGGCGCTGACAATCTCAGTGCGCGCAGCGGTGCCTGCAGAGCTGTAGGCGGTGAAACCGGTGCTGTCAACATCTCGCAGCTCGAAAGTGTTGGCAGTCTTGTTCTCGATGCGATAGCGATTGCCATTGAGCTCAGTCATCCCGACAACTGAATCTATGAACACCTCGTCCGTGTCTTCAAATCCGTGGCTGGTTGCTGTGATAACACAAGGGTCCGCCTGCGTTGCGCCGCTAATGGTTGCTGCACCAGTTTCAACGCATGGCAGGCTCTCTTCTAGCGTCTCACGGATCACCGCAGTAACCTGATAGCTGTATTGTCTGTCAGACCCTGTCGGTGTCGTAACAGCACCTGCCGTTGGGTGGCCAGCAGTTGACTCAAAATCAATGTCAGCGATGGTCCATGCTGCATGTCCGGTGCGAGTCAACTTTCTCTGAGGATATGACTTATGGGTCAGGAACATCACATCATTTGACTGGCGAAATTTGAGAAGTGCAAGATCCTCCTTGGCATAAGTTGTCGTCAAGGTGAACACCCTTGCAACTGTGCCACCGGAGGCATAAGTGGTGTATCCAGAACCATCAATGTCTGTCCCGTCGATGTCCTGCAGCTCAATCGTGTTTGCCGTTTTATTGCTTACAAGAAAATATTTACCATTGATCTCTGTCATGCCACCAGCACCGGTAATGTAAACCTGATCGCCGTCGGAGTATCCATGCGACGCAGCTGTGACAACGACAGGATCTGCGACAGTCGCTGCGGTTATATTGACCGTGCTTTCGAGAATGGACCCACCGTTGCGATACGGCCTCATATACAGTTCACCAAACTCAAGAGCGTATGCCTGCTCCTCATTGAACTTGAATGTAATGACACGAGTGCTGCCGTCTGAGCTGGTCTTAACCTCTTTGATGAACTGGGTGCCAGCTCTGTTTGACGCGCCACCCTCAGCGTGAACGAAAAAGTTCAATACACGCTTTGCTGCGGTTGAGAACTTAGATATATCTATTCGAGAGAACACGCGCGGTGATATGGCCCCACCGCCGAATGATATTTGCGGAATCCCTATGGGTGCATCTTGCTGATTGCGCGGAGGCATCAGGCGCGCTCCCGGTCCCAGGGTGAATCAAGCTCGTCTGGGTGCTGCTCCTGCTGGCTATCTTGTGCAGCTGCTCTGCTGGCCACCCCGGCGTACACAGACAAGCATGCCTGCTGAAGCGTCTCGCTGCCAGAAAGCGCTGGCGCAAGTTCACTTGCGAGGTACCAGCTCAATGCGGAGATGAAGCCTGGGGAGAACATTGATGTATTAGAATTGTCAAATGTATATATGCCACGTGCCGACTCCATGTCGGTCAATATGCTGATAGCAGATCCATCGTCCTTTGATTCAATTTTATAATTGACAGGAGGGCTCTGCTTGGTGATTCTTTGAATTTCTTGGAACTTCAGGCAGTCGGAAGGATATGCATACCTGAATCCCCACGTTGTTGGGGACATCGGATCAGAGCTTATGTCTGTTAAGGTGACGCGCTTTGTGGCGAAATTCCAGTTGTGGCCGGCAAGGACGAATTGACGTGCTGTGTCGTAGTGGATCCTGCACACGACAGCTGTGTTTCCTGTGTCAGAGTCCAGATTGGCAATGGTGGTGAGCGTTTGCTTTATGTGCGCCAACGCCATATTGCATATCTGAGCTTCGCTTACAGCCATGTCACACCTTCAGGTGGAGTGCGGTGCACAGCGCCGATTGGGCAACGCTGTGCACCGCATCCTGCCTAGTCCTTCGCGCCGTCGGGCGGCGCTCCCTTCGTCGCGGCAGACTCTGCCTGTTTCGCAGGCTTTCCCTTCTTTTCCTTGCCATTTTTGGGCTTGGGAGGTTCGACGATCTCCGCATCGCTGGGGAGTTTGTCGACCATTTCGTCGGGCATCTCGCAAGGATTGTCGACCTTGCGATACCTGCGATCGTTGGTTGCGAAGTCACGTTTCAAATTGACTTTCATGGCTAGCCTCAGACTGCAGCGCTGAACGGATCAGCCTCGGTGCCGGTGGCACAGAGAAATCCTTCAACCATGAAGACGTTGGTGGCAACGTCAGTGAATCTGAGCCACGTGCCCAGAAGACCACCTTTGGTCGAGCCATTCATCGTGACGGTGTCATCGCCAGTATTGGCAAGAACAGTGACACCTGCGATGTCCGTCGCGACGGACACACCGCCGATGAATGACGTCGAGCTGTCAGGGGCAACAATGGTGTGGTTGCCCGAGGACACAGTCGTGTCATAAAAGACGGTATAGACATCACCGGTGCCAGCTGCAGACGGAAGGGTGATGGCGAAGCCTGTCGTATTGCTCGCGGTCACGATCCTGCCGGCGTGCAGCTTGGTGGTGAGTGTCAGGGCTGCGGTCGTGTTGACCACGCCATTAGCACCATGGCTGAGGCCACCGTGAAGGACTACGCGACTCTGAAGCATCTCCATCAGCTTATTGCCGACTTGATCCTTGAACGAATGGATCGTTCGATCATCGTTGTCGGTCAAGGTGACGGTGGCAGTTCCGCTGGTGTCTGTCGTCAAGATCAGGCGGATCCGCTCATTGAAGTTCTTGGACGTGTAGGTGTCAGCCACTGTTGCATTCGCGGTCGAGTACGACTTGACCAACTCGAATGCACCAGAGCCAACTGCACCCATCTCGCGCTCGAGATCGATGACCATGGCATATGTGCCAGAAATGGCGACGTCAATCGTCTCACCCTTGTCAGGGATGTCTAGGACGAGCGTGTCGCCAGCGTCAGTAAATGAAGCCATTTTATTTCTCCAGGGGAGCCAGGGGGAGTGCGCACTCCCCCTGCTTAACCCTCGTCAGCTACGAACCTTAGTTCGTTGCATCAGGCTGTGCCTGCCAGCCGGACGGATCCAGCGTGAGGAAGGCGTTGACAGTGCCGGCAGTCGTGGTCGTCGTCGCAGTGACGGCCAGGATGCCGAGGTAGCGTTCGTACGGCGGACCTTCTGCCGGGATAGCCCCGAAGAAAATCGTTCCACCGGCTGCGAACTCTGCGGCGTTATTCGACGCATCGTCCGTCACCAAGGTGTCGGTCAACAGATGCTCGGTGGCGGTTCCATCGGTGGAGATCGCTGCCGCTGCATCAGAGACCAGCTTGAACTGGAGAGTGCCAGCCGAGCCACCTGTGATGATTTCTGTGCCACCTGTGCGAATGCACAGATACACAGGCTTGCCTTGACCGATGTCTCGAGCAACCTCGAGGTCGATCACGTCACCAATGAGTGCGGTGCCCGCAGCAGCAGACACATCAACATCATCAGCGAATTCCAGTCTTTCGTCCAAAATCATATCATTCTCCTCTGATTCTGGGGTTATCAGGAAACGGCGGCTTCGTCAGCGGCGAGCGAGTCGCAGCGACGCATCGGAATGCCAGAGAACATCGTCAGCATTTTGCCACCGACATTCTCAATCGTCAGGGTGGAGCTGGACGTGGCGTTCGTGCACTGGCGGCGAACGAACGACATCGTGTTCCGAGACATGTACCAAGCAGCCCGACCGGTGGAAAGGTTCGGGATCTGGGTCATGGCCTGGAACATCAGATCGGGCAAGTCGGCGCCAGTGGCAGCGTCCTTGACCAAGGCTGATTTGTCGATATTGGCGATGCGGACGATATAACGCCAGTCACGGACCGTGAGGCCAGCGTCCCAGCGGAAATGGGTCCGGTACGCCTGCATGCGACCAGTGTTCGACCCGTCCGATGCATCCTCGACGGTGACTTCGCCGTGGTCCTTGCGCTGCAAGCCGGCAATCGATCCCTTGGGGATGATCCCGTGGCAAGTAGTCGGAGACCAGACGATGAGCCAGATTGAGGCATTGTCTGCACCAGAGCCACCGCCATCGATGATGTTTTCACCGTTGTCGGCTGTCAGGCTATTGAAACGCGGAGACAGGCCGGTGAAGGCTTCCGGCTCCGTGTCTTCATTGCCGTAGAACATCGTGTCCATGATCTCTTGGGAGAGACCTTCGATGTGGGCACGCTCTTCCACAGCGCGGAAT